ACTGTGTACGGGAATTCCCCGTACACAGTGTTTGTAGATAGTTGGCAGTTATTTGCCCTTTAAGACCATAGCGTCATTTAAGGCATTACATATGCCTTTCTTGACTACTACGTCTTATCGATTTTCTACTCAAAAATTTTATTCTAAGTATCGATCGTGCTAAACTAGCGATCACCCCTATTTGTTTTTGGAAACCGCAACGACGGTGCAGACACATTGTAGTGTCTAAGTCCGTGTCTTGTTATTATAGCAAGGAATATTTAGTTGGGCTACCACCCAACTTTTGTTTTGACTTTTGAAACATAAACTAGTTTGATTCTTCTCTTTTGAGATGTAGAACTATACCTGGTTACTAATTTAAGTCGATTTTAATTTCATTATTTTGAATTTATTTTAGAGCGCATGAAGCTCACTGAATAAGGTTTCAGTCAATTCCTTATCAGCTCTTATTTTATAAGATATAAATATTTTCATTATTTTGGAAAATAACGTAATAAATTTCAGTATTGTATATATGTGTAGGCCGGTACCGCATGGGTAAAACCGATGTCCTGATCATTATATACTTTATTGCTTGTAGAACACTATATGACCGAATTGGAAGAATAGGGTTAAGAAAGTTCCCCGTTCTATCAATAACAATAAACCACCCTTCATGAGATAAAAGTTATTTACAGATTATAAACGAATTATTGGTGGTAATATTGACAAGATGGATTTTGTTTTAAGGAAAATAGATCCATTCTCCGCAAAGGAGATGCAACGAATTAAATTTCAACGCAAAAAATACAACGAGCGCGAAGCAGCTCGCAGACCTTTTAAAAGTAATAAGGTTTGGAAAAATTCGCAAAAATGGAAACGAGAGTTTGAAACTCTTCCTGAACTGGATATTATTTCCGAAGAGTCCTATCAGCCACACTTTGGCTTAGAGACTATTTCAGCAGCGTCATTTTCGATTGACGCTTTGGCAAAATTCGCCAATATTGATATTCCAGATAAAGTTTTAAGAGAAGTAGAAGGAGTTATTCTTCTTCTAGTAAATCTTTCACAACAAAGTACACCATTGGGTGTCATTACGTCAGTTTTGACTTGGGCCCAAGGTCGTACTACAAAATCACTTTTTAAAACAGTGAAAGGATTTGTTGAGGAACTTCTCGTTTCACCACAATCAAGCGCAACCCCAGATTGGTTGGATTGTCTTCGTGATGTCCGCCAAAATTGGCAATTGTGTAAGACTAATAGAGCATTTAAACAAGTGTCAAAACTTCTTGGATGTCTCGTCATGATTGGTTTGTGTGATGTTTCGTCACTCGAATTCAATCTTGGCCAATTTAAAGTCTTTTCACCAGATCTTATTGAAAAACACATGTCCGCATATGATATTGCAGATGCTCTTTTTGAGACAGTCATCTTCTTTACTGAAGGTGCCTATTTGTGTTATCAATCAGGGTCATTGAGACCATTGCTTGTCAACGATAGGACTGCCATGGAGCTTGACCAAGAGTTCGCTCAGGTCATGGCATGGTATGATTTAGTCAAGAATGGTAATCTTAAGAAATTTGCAGAAGTATCAGATCAAGAATTTGAGAAACGCCTAAATAGGTTGTCAACATCTCTTTTAAATTTATCTCAGTCTTTACGAGGGCCTGAGAAGAAATTAGTTATGGACAAGTACCAAAAGATTTTGATTGTGCAGAATGATTTTGTTGCTATGAAAATCTCGTCAGGAGTTCGCCATGCCCCTTGGGCTATTGAACTTTTTGGAGAGAGTAGTCAAGGTAAAACTACGTTTGGAGATCAGCTTATTGACGCTGTTCTTGCAAGCCAAGGTATGCCTACTAGCAAAGAGTATCGTTGTGCATATAACGCAGGTGATAAATTCATGTCCAATTGGACCTCTGATAAATTAGTGATGATTTTTGATGACATTTCGAACGATAAGTCGAATTTCGTTGAGAAACCACCGACAAGAGCAATCATTGATGTTATTAATAATCAAATGTATTATGCACCTAAAGCTGAACTTGAGGCTAAAGGAAAATGTTTTGTAGAACCTTGGATTGCAGTCGCAACGACTAATAAAAAGAATTTGGATGCTGGTTTGTATTCCAATTGTCCATATTCTATTCAACGTCGTCTTGTGTGCCTTACAGTAAAGGCAAAACCCGAATTTCAACGTATTCAAGATGGAATATTTTGTGGTGTCGATTCTACGTTAGTTCGGAAACATTATACAGATGCTGATGGAAATTATAATCCTCCAATGTTTGACGATATTTGGACAGTAACTATTGAACGTGCCGTAAAACCGGCTCAACTGTCAACTGTAGCACATTATAAGCCTATTACATACAATGGGAAGCCTATGGTTGATATTTCCATGGCTGAGTGTATTCAATGGGCTATTGATGATTTTCAAGCTCATCGATTGAACCAAGAATCAATATTGGAAAGCATGAAATTGAGAGAAAGAGAAATTCAGATTTGCTCTCATGAAGGCTGTAAACATTTGAAAGGAAATTGTCCTTATCATGTTGAGCCTCAATTTGGTAGAGAAACTTTAAAATCATTTTGGAAGCTTTGGTATGCTTCGGATAAGTATAGAAAAGTAGATACTTTGTATGATCGCATTGATAAAGATGTATCTAATTTTATATATGACCGAGGAATGGATTTTCTTGATAAATGGGATTGGATTAAAGTTGTTCCTGCTCCCATATTAGATCATAAGGATGCTAACAGAGTGTTGAAATGGTTTTATGCCGAACGTCTTAAGCGCGATTATGTAGCTGAAATGAGGCGTTCAAGGTTTTTATTCCTTTTTATGATTTTATTCTGTTTTTTAACATTATCAGCTCGGACCGCTATGTATTGCACATTTTTTCTTTTTATTGAAATGGCTTTTCGTTTACGTAATTTAGTTGAACATGTAGAAAAGAATTTGTATGAAGATCTTAAGAAGAGAAATATGGATATTGCTCCAATGCTTAAACGACATCGTGATAAATATGCTAAATACATTTGTGGAGTTTCAATTGGAATTGCCGCATTATATGGTTTGGCTAAAGCATATCGTGCTTATCGATCTGAAGATCCACATGGGTCTTTGGAACCTAAAACTAAGGAAGACGTGCAAACTAGAGATAGTGAAGCGAACGTTTGGACACAAGTCGTTCCACGTGATCTTCCAATTACTGATATTTCTAAACGAATGTCAGCTGAACAGTTGAGTAATGTTGTTAAGAAATGTTTAGTGTATGGATCCATTCATCTTGATGATGAAAATGCCATGGTAAATGGTCTTATGTTAAGTTCTAATGTTATGTTAGTTCCGGATCATTATTTTGAACAGTATGGCGATATTTTGAATTGCACTTTTCGTAAACGCAATCCAGAAGCCAGTGGTGGCAAATTTGTAGCAAAACTTTGTAAGTCTGCTTCTCATCTTATTTCTGATTCAGATTTGAGAGTTTGTTATGTACCAACTGGTGGATCATTTAATAATATTGTGAATTATTTTCCAATTGGTGATATGCCAGGCGTTCCATTTGTTATGAATTGGCGGAAGAAAGATGGTGAGACGATTATAGCTCGGGGTATGACTTCCCCAAGTATTGTAACTACTCACAAATCTTTTAAAGGTGGAATGTATAAGAATTTGACTATTAACACTTTTAACGGTTTGTGTGGTGCTCCACTTGTGTCTGACACAAATGGTAGTGTCATCCTTGGTGTTCATTTAGGTGGCACTGCAGGTACGCCTCGTGGGTGTTACGGAAGTATCACACAACAACAATTATTTACTGCTTTTGCTGAATTAAGACGCATTGAAGGTGTAATACTTTCAGGAGGAGCTGGAAAATTTCGTACAACCGTTTTGGGAATTCAATTATTGAAGGATGACCCTTTACACAAGAAAAGTGCATTGAATTATCTTCCTGTTGACTCACAAATTGAGTATTATGGTTCTTGCCCAGGACGAGCGATGAGCAAATCCGATGTGAAAACCACACCCATTAGCGAACATATTATTGATGTTTGTGGTATACCAAATATATACCGTGGACCTAAATTAAATCCTGATTGGTATGGATGGCAAACGTGTTTGTCGAATTTAGCTGTTCCAGCACATCCATATTCACATGGTTTACTTTCGATTGCTATCCAAGATTATAAGGAACCTTTAATTAAGGTTTTCCAAAATGATCTTTGGAATAATGCTAGACCACTAACGGATCAAGAAAATTTGTGTGGTGTTCCGGGAAGGAAATTTATGGATGCTATTAAGTTAAATACATCTGTTGGTTTTCCTTTAACAGGACCTAAGCGCAATTTCGTCACTGAATTGGAACCAACTATTGATAAACCAAATAATCGCGAACTCGACACTGTCTTGATGGATGAAATTAAGAGGATTGAGGATTGCTATAGAGAGGGTAAGAGAGGTTACCCTATAGCCAAAGCGTGTAAGAAGGATGAAATTTTAACTAAGGATAAATGCAGAATTTTCTATGGAAATGCATTGTCTTTGACTTGGCTTATTAGGAAATATTATTTACCACTTCTCCGAGTATTACAGATGAATCCGTTGTTATCCGAATGTGCTGTTGGTATAAACTCACATGGCCCAGAATGGGAAGAGTTTCACCAACACGCAACAAAATTCGGTATGGATCGTCTTTTTGGTGGGGATTATGGTAAGTATGATCAAAAATTGCCATCCCAATTAATCTTTGCAGCTTTGAGAGTTTTAATGGATTTCGCACGAGAGTGTGATTATACAGAAGAAGATATCAATATCATGGAAGCAATGACAGGTGACATTGTGTTTGCCTATATTGCTTTTAATGGAGATTTAATTGGTCTGACTGAAGGTACGCATATTAGTGGTAATTCACTAACTGTTATTATTAATGGTATTTGTGGTTCATTGAACTTGCGATGCTGTTTTTATTCGCAGTATGTACCAACCAAGTTTTCAGATCGCCTGAAATTTCGTGATTGCGTTGCAGCAATGACGTATGGTGATGATAATATTGGTTCAGTTAAAACTGGGGTTGATAAGTTTAATATCAAGATTTGTTCCCAATTTTTAGCTGAATATGGACAGGTTTACACTATGCCTGATAAAGAATCTGAACTTACGGAGTTTTTACCTCCTGAGGAGTTCGAATTCTTGAAGAGGGGTAGTGTTTATCATCCTAAACTTGGCGTGCATGTAGGTGCACTATTGGATAAGTCAATTTATAAATCGTTGCATTGTTTTATGCGTGGTAAGAACTGTCCTTTGACAGAAGAACATGCGTGCGCACAGAACATTGATGGAGCCCTTCGTGAGTGGTTCAATCATGGTGAAGATAAGTATGAGAAACAGCGACAACTTATGAAGGAAGTTGCTATTCGTGCTAATATATCACATATGTGTTCTGGTTTAGATCTCAGCTATAATGACCGAGCTGCAGATTGGAATGCCCAATACAAGGATGACGAAAGTCATCTTGTATAGGTAAGGTCAGTCACTTTGGAGACGTTAAATCCAACCCAGTTTCAATACTGATGGTTAGCAAAATTGATATATGTATATGGATACCGTGTTTCTTTTATATTTTATATGTTTTGTATAATATTCATAGGCTTTGCATATAGTAACGGTCCCTAACGGGGAGTTTTGTTCGAGTTCACCGTGCTCACTTGTAAATGTATCGTACCATGCGAGTCAATCCACTCAATGGTTTGTAAATAAATAAATGGATTGGTAATATTTTTAATTATAAATTATGCCGGGATGTACAAGCCAACATAAGTTTTGGTCCCGGGGAAGCAAACGTACACAATAAATCTGTGTCGGAGACACAGTCAGCAGTGACTGAAAATTCTTTATTGAAAATAGAGAAATTTAAGCCACAATCTGGTCCGGAAGGTACTACTGTTATGGAAGGTTCAACACTTTCCACAGAACAGAATATTCTCTTCCGTGACCAAAACCCATCCTATGTTTATGGGGTGGACTATGTAGATGATCCTACGAGAGGAATACAAGATACTGATGATGCAACTTTAGATAATTTCTTTTCACGTCCTTTAAAAATTAGTACTCAGGAATGGGGTACAGGCACCACTTTGGGTTATGATTTTGATCCGTGGGAATTGTATTTTGGAAATCCTCGTGTAATTAACAGGATGACAAATTATAATTTATTGCGTGCAAAGTTGCGCTTAAAAATTGTGATCAATGGTAATGGATTCCAATATGGTCGTGCCATGGTAGGTTATCTTCCTATGGATTCTTATGATAAAATGTCTGTATTTGCATCACTTATACCACAGGATGTGGTCCAATTGTCACAGTGTCCACATGTTTTTGTTGACCCTACCACATCTACAGGGGGTGAGTTGTGTTTGCCTTATTTTAATCATTTTAACAACTCCAGTATTCCTTTTGGCAATTATCGTAATCTTGGACGAATATATGTTCGCACGATTAATGCTTTGAAACATGCTAATGGAGCGGGAGATAAATGTACTGTTTCCATTTTTGCATGGGCTGAGGACGTGCAACTAAATGTTCTCACTTCTGTTGACGCTCCAACGTTGACTCCTCAATCTGGTGGATCATTTAATAATAATAGTGATATTGCAGGGGCTGAGGACGTGACTCCTCAATCTGGTATGGAATCTAAGGGTAAGAAAAATACTATGTCTAAGTCTACACAAGGAGGTAAGAAGAGTAGTTATGCCCGACAAGATGGAGGTGCAGCCACCGCAGGAAAGGAGATAGATGAGGCTAATTCAACCGGTATGGTGTCTGGACCTGCAACTTCTATAGTCAAGGCAGCGAATGCATTGAGTGTAATACCTCAAATTGCACCTTTTGCAATGGCAACTTCTAAAGTTGTCGGCGCAGTTGGTAATGCTGCAAAAGCACTTGGGTATAGTAGACCACCTATCACCAAGAATCCGGAGCCTTATAGACCAACACCAGCATCTCAGTTGGCAACAACCAATACACCAGATACAGCTATTAAGCTTACTGTAGATGAAAAGCAAGAGCTAACTATTGACCCAGGTATTGCTGGTCTTGGACCAGAAGATCCTATGTCTATTCAGAATATTGCATCTCGCGAGTCCTATTTAACTAAATTTAATTGGGACATGGGTACTGCACCTGAGACATTACTTTGGAATGCTAGAGTAGATCCCGTACAATGGGTCAATTCTGGAGACTCTACGCCAGCTTATCACTTTCCTGCCACAGCGATGGCAGCTTTGCCTTTTGAATATTGGACAGGGACATTGAAATTTAGATTTCAGATTGTTTGTTCCGCTTTTCATAAAGGAAGACTTAAGTTTGTGTATGATCCGTTGTTTTTAGACACGAACGAGTATAATACTAATTACATTGAGATTGTTGATATTGCAGATACTCAGGATTTTACAATTGAGATCGGCAATGGACAAGCAACAACGTTATTACAACATGCTTTGCCAGGTGAGGATCCCGTTTCAGATCAGCATAATGTTCTACCTTTGACATACAAACCTTATGGTAATGGAGTTATTGGGGTATATATTGTGAATGAATTGACCACACCCAACAGTACTGTAGATAACGACATTGAGGTTAATGTGTACATTTCCGCAGGAGATGATTTTGAGGTTTTTGTTCCTGACGATCACTTTCAGAAATTTGTTTTTAAACCACAGAGCGGAATTGAGCCACAGAGTGGGAATGAAATAGTTCCTGAATCGCAGGATACTGAGGAACCTTCAGCTCCTGAGCAATCAATGAGTGATATTCTTGGTCCAGGTATACAAAATACACAACAAATTAATAAAGTGTTTGCAGGGGAAACCATAGTGTCTTTTCGTACATTGCTTAAACGATACAATTTGTGGCGGCGAGAAAAGACAACTACTGGCGGCACGACTAATTTCACGCGAATTAGTGCAACAAAAAAATATGTTCCCATTTTATCGGGGAAATGTTAGTGGAGCAGTAGACGTTCGCTATCTTAATGCTCCGTATAATTTTGTGAATACTGTCATGTTGCATTGGGTCGCAGCCGCTTTTTCAGGATGGAGAGGTAGCATTAGGTACAAATTGATGTTTGATAAATGTAACCAAGATACTACTCAGAATCATTCTTCTCGTGTTTATATATCACGTGAGGGTGTGTATCCACCTGGTGTAGCTTCCTACACTCGGCTTTTATCTCCATATGGAAGTAACAGTAATGATGGGGTAGTTAGTAGTTATGTTCTAGCAGGTAACTTCTTGACCACTGGTGTTAATGGAATGTTGTACGCAACTGATAGTATTAATAGTACAGTAGAATTTGAAGTTCCTTATTATTCTCAATATCGTTTTACACCAGGTAAGTTAATTGACTATACTAGTGCTAACCTGACTGGTAATTGGAGCCCAAATTGGAAAATGGAAGCCAATTTACATTCATCAGGTATATCAAGTGTGGATTACCATGTTGCAGCTGGTGAAGATTTTCAAGTGTATTTCTTCACTGGTTTACCACGTATGTATTACGAGGCAATTCCACCAACTCCATAGTCTGTACTGACTTTAAAAGTATAAATAAAATAAAATTGTTCTCTGTAGCCGAGAACGGCGTTTGCATTGCAAGCGACCTGGCTGACCGCCGAATAAAATATGTCACCCCTTAAGTAGGTAGCATTTGATTCGGCGCTAGCCGATGATTATGTCCTGTAGTTTTTCTATAGGTCCTAATAAGGGAGTTACAAATTTTAATAGCGGTAGCCACGAGTCCGTCGTAAGACTGACCCGATCGAATACTCCAATTTGGAGGGGTATTCGTACCGGTGGGCTAACTATCCAAAA